ACTGCACCTGATTTAACACCATTAGATACTGCACCAGACATGGGTGGATACACACCACCACCAATAGCTGACCCAACACCTAAATCATTCACAGACCTTATGGGTGGTGCAGCATATGATGAGTTGCGTACATATATAAATGACCAAGGGCAACAGATGCAGATACCATTTAAGAATGGAGAGCCTATATCAGCCATACCAGAAGGATATAGACCAAGACAGCAAAGTGATGATGCTATGGGTGTACCTGCACCTACTTTTAGAAGAGCTACAGACGCAACAGATTCAGGTTCTGGTAGCATGGGAACAGCACCACGAACAATGGAACAGCAAGCTGAAGCAGATAGAGCAAGAGTGAAGTCAGTACAAAAATTAGGTGTAGACCCTGATAAAGGATTTATGGAGGGTAGACCTGCTAACACATTTACTATGAAACAATATGACGATTATCTTAGACAAAAGGATGCAAAGTTCTTGTCAAGAGAAGGTGTTGCACCTAGAACACTAGAAGCTTTACCACTTTCAGGCATGCTCTCACGATTTAGTGATAGAGAAATACGATACGATGCAGGTAAAAAACTTATAGATGGTCAGTACAGGAATAGAGATGAGTATGAAATGTTAAAACGTGTGGTTCAGTCTGCACCTATTGAAAATCCTATTGGTTTAAATGTGTTTGGCAAAGACCAAGAAAGACATAAAGAAAGAGCAGAAGCAGCATTAGCCAAAGGTTTTGATGACAGAAAAGCAAAAAAGTTTGCAGATAAGGCAGCCCGATACGAAGCACACAGAAAGAATTTTAAAGAAACTGGTAAAACAACTAATATAAAAACTGGTAAAGAAGTAAGAGCAGTGGGTGCTGATGCAGGTCAAGATAGACCTAGCTCAGAGGTAGAAAGAACTAACATGCTTATAACACAAGACCCAAGTAGAAATGCTGCTATAATGGCAGGTGAAAGTAATTCTGAGAGAGAAGCTAGAGAAAGAAAAGAAGCGGACGCATTAAATAGAGCAGCACAAATGGATGCCTTTGTAAAAAGAGAGAATGATAGAATAGCAGAGTCTGTGGCTAATGAAGAAACAGGAAGCACAGGACAGGCTTTCTCACAAGAAACTGTAGGACCTTCTGGCAGTGCAGAGGGTACACATTGTTGCACAGCATCTTATAAACAGAAAGCTATGACTATATCACAAGTAAAAGAGCTTAGACGTTGGCACAGAAAGCAATCACAGATATGGCAAGATGGCTACGATGTGTGGGGTAAGTATGTTGCAGATGGTCTTGTAGCTAAATCAAAGTGGCAAGCATCTGTTGTAAAATCTGTGTATGAATTAATTATAAAAAAGAAGTTGACACTAAAAGGATTGTATGGTATAATGCTCATATCTTCAGGTGTCTATCCTATAGGATTATTTAAAAGGATAACAAAATATGGAAGAATTTTTCAATCAACTTAGAGAACGCTATTTAGCTTTACCCGAAGAGGAGAAAGATGTAATACGTTCTTTAATGGGTACAGAGCAAGGTAGAGTCTTAGCAAAGATATTAGGTCCTGAAGTTGCAGGGCAAATAAATTTGCGTAGACCTGCTGAACCTGTACAACAAAGGCGCGGACTTGGTATGCGCTAATCTGTCAGTCACTAGCTACTCATCCCCCAACTGGCTACGATGACCCTAGAAGGAGAACTCAATGAACGAGACAGTAATGGCTGAAGAGCCACAACAACAAAAAAAAGCAGCATTCGTTAGTAGGAAATACAACAACGATGAAAAGCGAAAAGCCGAAGAACAGGAACTTGAAGAGCTACTTAAAGCTCAAAAAGGCGAAGTTGAAGAGAAAGCTTCTGAGGTGGAGGAGGAACAAGAACCTACTTCTGCTGAAGAGAAAACATTTAAGAAGAGATACTCTGACTTACGAAGACATCAGCAAAAACAAGCTGACGAACTAAAAGCTAAGATTACTGACCTTGAACGTCAGTTAAGTGAAGCTGCACGTAAAGAAATGAAGCTACCTAAATCCGAAGAGGAGATAGAAGCTTGGACTAAAGAGTATCCTGATGTAGCAGGTATAGTTGAAACCATAGCCGCTAAAAAGGCACAAGAGCAGTCAGTGGCTCTTGAAGCTCGTATAAAAGCTATTGATGAAATGCATGTATCTGCATCAAAAGAAAAAGCTGAAGTTGAACTGTTAAAGTTACATCCAGACTTTAGTGATATACGAGAGAGTGATTCGTTTCACGAGTGGGCTGAACAACAGCCTAAGTGGGTACAGGATGCACTCTATGATAACGAAACAGATGCAAGGTCTGCAGCTAGAGCCATAGATTTATACAAAGCGGATATGAAAATGTCTGCACCCAAGTCTAAGGACAAAGATGCAGCAAAATCTGTATCAGTTAAAAATGCTCGTAGCAAACCCCAAGAGGACGCAACAGCTTCTTACATGAAAGAGTCTGATGTACAAAAGATGTCTTCTAAAGAGTACGAGAAAAGGTCAGACGAGATTATGGAAGCCATACGGTCTGGTAAATTTATTTATGATGTATCGGGGTCAGCAAGATGAGTATAATATATAAACCACAAAAAGAGATGGAGTTGTTTGCTCCATTTGGACCTACTATGGGATACTTTCGTATGCCGTATGAGTTGGTTGAAAAGTTAAATAGTAAAATGTCTGATAAGTTAAAATCTTATGCAGATAATCTGGTGGGTAAAGTATCTGAAGAGTTAGCTTTTGACGAAGAGATACTTGCTATAGCACAAAAAGGATTGGGACAGTTTATAGGTCAGTATCAAGCCTATACAGACTTTCGTAACTCTATGGGTGCTAAAAAGCCTGATACAGATAAATTTGACTATGGATTACAAATAGTATCTGGTTGGTTTGTACGTCAATTTGAAAACGAATACAATCCACTACATATTCACACAGGCTGTCGAATGTCTTGTGTAGGATATCTAAAACTACCAGAAGGAATAGAAGAGGAGTGGGAAGAAGACTATAAAGACCACCACCCTGCAAATGGACATATACAGTTTGCATATGGGACATCTGCAGGATACACAGCAACTAACTTTGTTGTTAAGCCTAAAGTTGGGGACTTTTATGTATTTCCATCACACCTTTTCCATTGCGTTTATCCGTTCTACACGAAAGGTGAACGTAGGTCTTTCAGTATGAATATGAATTTTATTGAAATGCCAAAGAAAAAAAGTGTTGACAAGTAGTTATTTTTAAGTATAACTATATTCACTTGTGTGAATTATATCACACTATAAAACAGTCAGTCTTACGGATTACCTGACAAGCCTAGCCCATTAACATGTAAGTAGCGCAACTTAGATGTTAATGCACCTCTGCAAATCAGCCCCTGTATTAGTCTGGTGAGTTTACATCTGTTAAATGCTAAAGGAGGTAACGATGGCATTCACGTCTGCTGCCGGTCACGGCAACCTCCCTAATGGTAATTTTTCACCTATCATTTACTCCAAACAGGTGCAACTTGCGTTTCGTAAGTCATCTGTTGTGGAACAAGTTACAAACTCCGATTATTTCGGGGAGATTGCTAACATGGGCGATAGTGTGAAAATCATTAAGGAGCCGGAAATAACAGTCAAGGCTTATGCTAGAGGTACAACTATTACACCTCAGGACCTTGACGATGAGGACTTCAGCCTTACAATCGACAAAGCTAACTACTTTGCGTTCAAGGTTGATGATATTGAGGAAGCTCATTCTCACGTTAACTTTCAATCGTTAGCGAGTGATAGAGCTGCCTATCGACTATCTGACCAGTATGACCAAGACGTTCTTGGTTATCTATGTGGGTTTAAACAGTCTGCACTACACAGTGCTGCTGATACTGCTAATACTACAGTAAACGGTTCTAAAGCCGTTTCAACCGCAGGTTCTGACGAACTTCTATCTTCAATGAAGTTAGATGCTTCTGACTTTACCGATGGTTCAGGAACAGCAGGTTCAGCCAGTAACTCTATTGGGCTTCAGCCTAGAGGACCGGGTGCAACTGACTTAACACCTGCTGCAGGTACAACTTTCCCATTAACAGTCATTGCTAGAATGGCTAGACTACTTGACCAACAAAATGTTGATTCACAGGGTCGATGGTTAGTTGTAGACCCAGTGTTCATGGAAGTGTTGAAGGACGAGGATTCTCGACTATTCAATCAGGACTTTGGACAATCTGGTGGAATTAGGAGTGGTGAAGTTATAGGCAACTTACATGGATTCCGTGTATTTGTTTCTAACAACCTACCATCCATCGGAACAGGACCTGCTACTACTGGCGGTACTAACTCTTCCAACTTTGGAATTATTGTTGCAGGACACGACTCCGCAGTCGCTACTGCTGAACAAATCAACAAAACTGAAACTTACCGAGACCCAGACTCATTTGCTGATATCGTTAGAGGTATGCACCTTTACGGTAGAAAAATATTGAGACCTGAAGCTCTCGTTAATGCTCGGTATAACCTCGTATAAAAGGAGATTGAATTATGGCATTAGGTGATAATACAACCTCTGTAGAAAGAGGTAGCATGGCTAGGGGAAGACAGCCATACTTGATTCAAGCTGACCTGAATTTTGCAACAGCTGCAAGCGATAAGGGTACTGCCCTTGCTGCAAATGATGTGATTCCGGGTCTAACTATTCCTGCTAATACACTCATATTGGCTGCAGGTTTTGAAGTAACAACTGCTCATTCAGGTACTTCAACCAACACCGATTTTGACTTTGGTATTACTGGAGGTGACTTGGATAACTTTGTCGATGGTTTTGACTTTGATGGAGCATCTGTTGGTGACTACGGATTTAAAGCAGGACAAACTCCTGTTCTTATCGGTGGTACTTCTGATACTATTGATGTTGAAATTCAAGCAATGACAGGTACAACAACAGGCGGTGTACTCCGAATGTTTGCTGTATGTATGGACGTTGATGACACAGGTGACATGACTGCTAATGAAGTAGACCGTGACACCCTTGCTTAAATAGTCTAGGTGGGGCAGGGCAACTTGCCCCACTTTATATTAGGAATTTAAAATGGCAACATTTTTAGCATTGACAAATAGTGTGATAGCAAGGTTGAATGAAGTGGCACTTACTTCTTCTAACTTTAGCAATGCACGAGGTATACAGGTACAAGCTCAAAATGCAGTCAATGAGTCAATACGATATATTAATCAAAGAGAGTTTAATTATCCGTTTAACCACTCAACTAAAACAGAAACACTTGCACCGGGTTCGGTTAGATATTCTATACCCACAGATGCAAAGACAGTAGACTATAATACATTTAGAATAGTAAAAGACCAAGACTTAGCTACAGCAGGTAATGCTTTAAGCATACTACAGTATAATGAATACGTAGATAAGTTTATTGACCAAGAAGATGAGATAGTAACAACAACACTGGCAGAAGCATTGGATGCTAGTGAAACAGAAATAGACCTTACCAGTTCCACAGGGTTTGACTCTGCAGGAACTGTTTTTATAGAAAACGAACAAATAACATACACAGGTATTAGTACAAATACTTTAACAGGTTGCACAAGAGGTGCGAACAGTACAACTGCAGCTACACACGACAACGGCACACAGGTAGCACAGTTTGACAGTGGGGGGATACCTACACATGTAGTACGAACACTTGACAATAATTATTTGCTATACCCCTTTCCTGATAAAACATATGCATTAAAGTATGACTATTTTACTTTTGCATCGGACTTGTCCGCACACGGTGATACACCAACTATACCAGACAGATTTTCACCAGTAATAGTAGATGGTGCTACAGCATTTGTATATCAGTATAGAGGAGAGACATCTCAGTATCAATTAAACTTTGCACGATTTGAGCAAGGTATAAAGAATATGCAGAGCTTGTTGGTTAATAAATATGAATATGTTAGGTCAACAGTTCTTGTGCATCCAACTGTAACATCAAATTATTTTGCAACAGCAACGGTTAGATAATGCCCGATTTATCACAAACTGCACCCACCGCATTTAACTGTCAAGGTGGCTTAGTTCTTAATCGCTCTACATTTATGATGCAACCGGGCGAAGCACTAGAACTACAAAACTTTGAACCTGACATAGAAGGTGGCTACAGAAGAATAAATGGATTTAGTAAATATGTGAGTGCTGTTGTGCCACAGACAAGTTCTGCTAGTGAAAAAGTTTTAATGGTTGCTACATTTGGTAGCTTAGTAGTTGCAGCCAGAGGTGAAAAGATATTTAGTGCTACTCCTGCAGGTTCAAGTTGGACAGAACGAGACACAGGTAGAACAAGTGCAGGTACATATAGCTTTGAGCGATTTAACTTTGATGGTAATGATAAGTTAATAGTTGTTGATGGAGCAAATGCTCCTACAGTTTTTAATACAGCAATGTCAGCGACAGATGTGAGTGAAAGCTCAGTAGCAGGGTCTAAGTTTGTTACAGCTTTTCAAAGTCACATGTTTTATGCAGGTAAGTCAAGCACACCACAAACATTAGTATTTAGTGTACCATTTGATGAAGATGATTTTTCAAGTGGTAGTGGCGCAGGAAGCATAAAAGTAGATGATGTTATAACAGGTCTAAAAGTTTTTCGTGATAATTTATTTATCTTTTGTGAAAACAGAATATTTAAGTTAAGCGGTACAAGCTCTAGTAACTTTGCCATATCTGCTGTAACAAGAGACATTGGATGCATAAACGGTAACACGATACAGGAATTTGCAGGTGACTTAATATTTTTAGGACCTGATGGTTTGAGAACAGTTGCAGGTACAGCAAGAATCGGTGACGTTGAACTTGGCACTATTAGCTCAAATGTCCAATCTATATTTGATGACAACTTGTCTAGTGCTTCTGAGTTTCAGAGTGTTGTTATACCAGACAGAACTCAGTACAGAATATTCTTTACAAAAGATGGTACAGGACAAAACTCTACAAAAGGCATAGCCTGTGTGTTAAAAGGACAAACATTTGAGTTTTCAGAATTACGTGGTATAAAACCTGCATCCACTGATAGCTTTGTTCAATCAGGTAATGTTATAGTTCTACATGGCGATTATGCTAATGGCTATGTATATAGACAAGAGCAGGGTAACACTTTTGATGGTACAGCTATATTAGCAAAGTATAGAAGCCCCGACATGACATTTGGTGATGCAGGTATACGAAAACATATGCAACGTGTTATTGTAAACTTTGCACCTGAGTCATCCATAGATGCCGATTTATTTTTACGATACGACTATGAATCTAAAGACTCGGCAAGACCTGCAGCATATGCATTAGATTCACAAGACATAGCTGCTATATACGGAACAACAACATACGGCACATCTTCTTCTGTGGTTGGTACATATGGTGGTGCATCACAGCCACTCTTCAGACAATCAGTAGAAGGTTCAGGATTTGCTGTAGCATTAAGAGTGAATGATGGTGGAGAAAC